CTTAGGGTTTGTATCAGTTATGCTAGTCAATATATCCTTTAAATTATCACTATCTACTTCATGTGCATTTAACTTAGTCCTCTCTCTATCTGTCTTAAACGGTATAACTTTAGGGTATAAGATAGTGCCACTATCTATTAACTCCTTTGCATCAGTTTGTTCTAATATATTACCATATACTTCCGCATTATTCATACCACGTTCCGCACTAATACTATTTTTAGATCGTGAAATGCGTGGTGTAGCAGTAAAGAAGTAGCGTGGTATTTC